AAGGTCTGTTTATACCCGAAAACGATTCGGTGAGTCATGATTAGTGATGATCAGGTCATGATTGAACCGGCACTGGTTGAAATCGGCTCAGATCGGCTCACATCGGTTTTTTCGCCTATATCTACACCAAGAATCCACTCACCACTTAATGAATTGCCTTCGCGCGGCTTTGAGCTGATTGATTTTGCTGAGCAAATCATTCCGGGCGGTTTTATGCCGTGGCAAAAGTGGTTGGCCGAGCACTCGCTCAAGGTAAAGCCGGATGGCCGGTATCACCATCCCGTAAGTGTGGCCACAGTAGCCCGGCAAAATGGCAAGAGCACTTACATGATGGCTCGGATCATGATGGGGCTTTTCCATTGGCAAGAATCGTTGCAGGTTTCCACAGCTCACAGACTAGTCACATCACTCGAGCAATTTCGAGCAATTGTGCAGATCATCGAGGCCAATCAAGATTTGGCCAATCGTGTGAAGCGTATCCGCTGGCAACATGGTGCCGAGGAAATTGAAACTTTGGGTGGGTGCCGTTTTATCATCAAAGCTGGAGGATCGGCAGCGCGTGGATTATCTAAGCCGGAAACTGTGCACATGGATGAAATCCGGGAATTGCATGATATGGAAACTTTTGCCTCAATGAGATATACCTTGATGGCTGCCAAAAATCCACAGGTGAATTGCTTTTCAACGGCCGGTGACTCGCACTCAATCGTGCTCAACCAATTGCGCGAGCGCGGATTGGCCGCAGCTAGTGGCGCAGCTGATGATGTTGGATATTTTGAGTGGTCTGCTCCAACCGATGAGATTTCATTGGAAAATGCAGCTTTTGCCAATCCCGGCCTTAACATAACTATTCACCCAGATAATATCCGTGCCGTTTTCAATGATCCTCCCGATGTTGTACAAACCGAGGTTTTGAACAGATGGGTTACAACAATTTCAAGTGTTGTTGGATCCAAAGAGTGGCAAGCCTGTGGCGATGACTCAATTGATCTTGATCCAGACAAGCTCACATGGATGGCAATTGATATTTCACCGGATCGCAGAAATGCGGCCCTTGTGGCCGCTCAAAAGCTAGGTGATGAAAGCTTTGTGATAAAGCTGTTGCACACATGGGAAAACATCATCCAGCTTGATGATCGTGCAATTGCCAACGATGCTGCAAGCTATTGCCGCAAATATCCAATTGAGTATTTGCTTTATAGCCGCCGCACCACAGGAGCGATTGCGGCCCGTATGTTGCCAGCCGGTATCCCGATCCACGACATGGACAAAGATTACCCACAAGCTTGTGATGAATTATTGGGAGCAATCAATTCGGGTCGGCTTAAGCATCGAAATCAAGCTGCATTGACAGAGCAAATGCTTTCAGCTGTGCAATTGCGCCGTGGAGATGGCGGATGGGTTATTGGAAGGCGAGCCTCACAAACCAGCGTGGCGGCAGCTGTGGCCGCTGCACTTTGCACGCATTTCGCGACACGCCCAGAAACCGAAATTGATATTTTAGTGGGTTGATGCTTGACATTTTGAGAAAATAGGTGCATGGGATTATTTGACCGAAAGCGCATGATTGAAACAGTCGCGCCCACGCGCGGTGCTGACATAGCTGCACAGATCGGCCCAGCTCCAACACTTGATGCATTTTTTCCATTTGGTGGAGCTGATTACATTGCAAGCCGTGAAGAAGCAATGAGTGTGCCGGCAATTGCACGCGCACGCAATATGATTTGCAATTCAATTGCAACAATTCCAATGGTTACACGCGACAAAGTAACAGGCCAAATTGTTGAGCAACCTGTTGTGATCAATGAACCTGACAAGCGCGTACCGGGTGCCGCATCATGGGTCTGGGCGTGTGAAGATTTACTTTTAACCGGCTTTTCATATTTCATGATTCAATCCGTTTTTGCAGACACCGGCCGTGTCCGAGAAATGTGGCGCGTTGCACCAAATCGCGTTGGGGTTTTCTTGAATTCAATCGGCACGCAAATTGAGTATTACACAGTCGATGGATCGCGTGTGCCAGATTCAGGCCCGGGCAGCTTAATTGTATTTTATGGCAACGATGAAGGATTATTGAATCGCGCTGGTCGCACAATCCGTGCAGGTGCAGAGCTTGAAAGAGCTGCCGCAATGTACGCACGCGAACCGGTGCCATCAATGGTTTTGAAATCAAATGGCACAGCATTGCCAGCTGATCGCATTGCAAAACTTTTGGATGCATGGGGCGCAGCTCGTAGAAATCGCGGCACGGCTTTTCTCAATGCCGATGTTGAATTGACAACAGTTGGATTTTCTCCAGAGCAAATTGGCCTTAATGCCGCTCGCGAAATCATTGCAACAGAATTAGCAAGAGCCGTGGGAATTCCGGCATATTTTATTGATGCGCCGACTGGATCATCCATGACCTATCAAAACGCCCAAACGGCGCGTCAAATTCTTTTGGACTTTTCACTTTTGCCGCTGATGAATAGCATTTCTGGCAGGTTATCCATGCCAGATTTTACGCCACAAACACAGCGCGTGGAATTTGATTTGAAGGCTTACCTACGGGGATCAGAAAAAGAGCGTGCAGAAATTTACAAGATTTTATTTGAAATCGGCGCGATTACCACCGATGAAATCAGACAAATGGAGGACATGATCTCATGAAGCTAACAACACCAATGCAAATCACCGCAGCTGATTCAGATGCACGCACAATCACCGGTCGCATCGTTGCATTTAATGAGCACGCAAATGCATCAACCGGCAAGGTTGTTTTTGCTCGTGGATCGATTGTGCCACAGGATGTTTTTTTGAACCTTGAGCATGACAATACGCGCAGAATTGGGCGCAGCGTGGCCATGTCTGTGAACGACAAGGAAATCACAGCGACATTTAAGATTGCCAATACAACAGCCGGCACCGATGCGCTTACAGAGGCAATGGAAGGCTTACGCGATGGATTTTCAATTGAGTTGGCTGTGGACAATTACGAAATGCAAAAAGATGGCACCATGAAGGTGCTCAATGGGCAGCTCACAGCTGTCGCTTTGGTTACTGAACCGGCCGTGCGATCTGCACGCGTTTCCGAAGTAGCCGCATCAGAGGATTCTGAAACTGAAACAGTTACAGAGACAACAAACCCAAATGAAGGAGACAAGATGGACAACACTACCGAACCAGTAGCTCCTGCCGTTGAACCGGTAGCAGCTCCAGAAGTCGCACCTGTGCAGGCATCACGCCCAGCATATTACACAGCACCACGCTCACCAATTGTGGACAAGGTTTCATATCTTGAGCACTACCTACGCGCAAGCGTTTTGCATGATGAAGATTCACGCCAATATGTAAAGGCAGCTGATAACACAACATCAACAGCACCGGGCATGATTCCAACACCACAAAGCACACAGGTGATCAATGCACTTGCAAATGCTGATCGTGGTTGCATCGATGGCATCAGCCGTGAAACTTTAGTGGCCGAAGGTATGACCTTTGAGTTGCCGCGTGTCACCGCTGTTCCCACAGTTTTGCCAATCAATGAAGGTGCAGCAATAACAGAATCATCACTATCAGCAACATTTCTTTCAGTTTCTGTGCAGCCATTCAAAGGCCGTGCAATTTCAACTGTTGAATTGATCGACCGCAGCCGTCCGGAATACCTAACAGCTTTGCTCCAGAATCTTGAATTTGCATATGCAAAAGAGACTGATGAGTACGCACTTGCAGCAATGCAAAATGCCGGTGGCGTAACAGCACAGGCAGCAAATTCAGCAACCGGATTCCTTGGTTACACATCACAAGCAGCGGCAGCTGTTTATGGTTCATCGCTTGGTTTTGCTCGATCATTGATCGTCTCGCCGACCCAATGGGGCAACATCATGGGATACAACGACAATGGCGCACCTCTTTACAATGCAGCTCAGCCATCAAACGCAGCTGGAAATGTTCGCGGTGACTCATTGCGCGGTGTAGTTTCACCGGGCCTTAATCTTTATGTTTCACGCTCATTTGGTAACGCAGGATCAACAACAGCCGATGGCGATTTGTCAATGGTCGTTGTAAATCCAGATTCATACACATGGTACGAATCTCCACGCTTTACGCTACGCAGCAATATCAACAGCGATGGAACAATTGACATCCTGTATTACGGCTACGGCGCACTAGCTGCCAAGGTGCCAAACGGCGCACGCTTTAATAACCTCCCATAAATCACTATCGGTAGCGGTCGCTCCCGAACGCTACTGACACGAAAGGAACCGAGATGCCTGCAATAGTTACAGCCTCACAGCTGAGAGCGATTTTGGGTGTCTCGGTTTCTTTGTATAGTGATGCTCAATTGGATTCATACATAGATTCCGCCGAGCAAACTATTTTGCCTTTACTTACGCAATACCAATCATCCGTGACTTTTCTGAATGTAAGTGATTCCGTCATTTATTTCACTACACAGCGGCCAAATTATTTTGTGCCGGGTCAATCTGTTGTTGTTACCGGGGCCGGAACCTACAACGCGACCTATACAGTCACGGATGATCGGATTGAGCCTTACACATTTACAGCTGCAACCGCGGCGGCTGATCGCACATATCCATTGCCATTGATTCCAGCGGCATTTGCGACTTTATCCGGTGGATCGGCAGCTCAGCTGTACACAAATACACCACCAATTGAAAATGCAATTTTGGTTGTAGCGGTTGAAATTTTCCAGAGCATTACAGCTCCCGGCAACCAAATGATGTCAGATACTTTTCAGCCAACGCCGTTTATTTTAGGCCGCAGCTTAAGCAATAGAGTGATCGGCCTTTTGGGGCCGTTTCTTGATGTTGAAACGATGTGCCAATGACCATCGAATCAGCAATCCGCACACCATTGAAAACGGCACTTTCAGGCATTGCTGCCAATGTTTACAATGGAATTCCAGAGACAATGACAAGCCCAAGCATATGTTTAATCCCGGATTCACCATATCTTGAAAGCGTTTTGATCAATGGATCGACAACAAAAGTGAGAATCAATTTGACTGTCACCGGTGTTGTTGGATATACAAACAATGCCGCAGCTTTAGACAATCTCGAAACATTGATGATCAATATCATCAGCGCAATGCCCGGCGGTTATGTCGTAGGCGATGTAAGCGCACCTCAATCATTGGAAGTCGGCGCGGGTAAATATCTCGTGGCCGATTTACAAGTCAGCACCTACTACACCAACTAAGGAGAAATCATGCCAACAACAATCATTACGGGCAGAGATATCACATTCACCATTGCTGGTGATAGCTACGATGCTCAGGCCACATCAGCGACTTTGACAGTCGATTCAACAATCAATACATATCAGACACTCGATGGCAAGGCGTATTTTACGACAGATACACAAGGCACATTTGCTGTTGAAATGCTTGCAGACTGGGGCGCAGCAAATTCACTTTGTGAGGAACTGTGGACAGCGGCAACCAGCGCACCAAATACAGGCTTGTCTGTAATCTTTGGAGCAGATTCAGGCGCATCATTTGCTTTTGATGTGCAGCCAATTCTGCCAAGCGCAGGCGGTACAGCACCGGATGCACAGACTGTTTCACTATCATTCACCTGTGTTACAACACCTATTTTAACAATTAGCTAACAAAGGAGTTCGGGAGCATGAAACTACCAATTACAATTGAATATACAGATGGCAATGCTGAAACATACATTGCACATCCGGCAGAATGGGCAAAATGGGAAAACAAAACAGGCAACACGATTGGACAAGCTCAGGACAAAATGGGTGTGTCTGATCTGTTGTTTCTTGCATATCACGCAATGAAGCGTGAAATGGCAGGCAAACCTGTAAAGCCATTTGAAATTTGGTGTGAGACTGTCAGCGATATCAATGTCGGTGATGCAAGCCCAAAAGTTACAAAGCCGGAAGCATAAACCGGATTTTGTGGGAGGTGGCCATAGCAAGCGGCCAACCTCTCAGCGAATTCAAAACAGCGGAGGATTTACTCACGGCAATCGAGATTATGGAGAGGCGTAATGGCTAGCAAATCAACCAGAGACACCGGCACATTCTCTTTTGCTGTTGAGCCGTTAGAACTCAAAAACCTTTTTTCGCTTTTGTCTGCGTTGCCAAAAGAGGTTCAAGGTGAGGTACGCGATTCCGCTCAGCTTATGTCAAAACGGCTTGCCGGTCAGCTGATTCAATTCGGTTTGGTTTCCCGTACACCTCAAGCCAAATTGGTTGTGCAATCAATTACCACCCCACGCGATCGATTGATCCGCGTTGATATTGGTGGCACAAAGCGTGTTGGCCGTAAATATGGCGGCAAAACCAGCAAAAACGGAAAGCGCACAAATCAACAATCGGCACAAGCTGGAGCTTTGATGTGGGGATCTGAATATGGTTCACATCCCGGCATTGATAGGCGCGGCCGCAAATACACAAACAGATTCAAGGCGGCCGCAAATCCCGGCGGTTATTGGATCACGCCGGCTGTTGATTGGTACACACCCGTTGTTGCCAAAGAATATATTGCCATGGTTCAAACGATTATCAGAGCGAACGGACTCGAATGATGGCCAAAATTCCAAAAGTCACAATAAGTTTTGATGCCGATCTCAATAAATTGAAATCTGGTGTGAAAGACGCAACTCAAGATGTTGAATCATTTGGCGATAAGGTAAGCAATTTTGGCAAAAAGGCCGCAGCTGCATTTGCCGTCGCTGGAGCTGCCATTGGTGCTTTTGCCGCTGCATCGGTCAAAGCTGCCGCTGAGGATGAAGCTGGTCAAAAAAAGCTTGAAGAAACAATCCGCAACACCACCAATGCCACAGCTGATCAGATTGCTGGCATCGATAAATACATAACGGCCCAAAGTATTGCCACCGCGACAACCGATGACATTATCCGTCCGGCCTTGTCTCGCCTGTTGCGCTCAACTGGAGATTTGACCAAAGCTCAAGAATTGCTCACATTGAGCCAAGAAATTGCAGCGGCCACCGGTAAGCCTTTGGAGGCTGTTACAAACGCTGTTGCCAAAAGCTTTGATGGGTCAAATACAGCACTCACAAAATTAGGCGTTGGCATTGATGCCGCAACTCTTAAGACATTGACATTTGATCAAACACAGCAATTGCTCAACAAAACTTTTGATGGTTTTATTGAAAACCAATCTGAAACAGCCGCTTTCAAATTTCAACAGTTATCGATCGCTATCGATGAAACAAAAGAGCAAGTGGGCGCAGCTTTATTGCCAGCGGTCAAATCTTTGACAGATTACATTTTGCTCAATGTTGTGCCAGTCGTACAAAGCTTTGTTGATGGTCTGACTGGTCAAGATGGCCTCAATGAAGGATTGACCAAATCACAAAAAACAGCTGTTGAGTGGGGCAAAAAAGTACGCACAGTCATTGACACAGTTATCGAGTACAAAGATGTGTTGATCGTGACCGCTGGGGTCATCGGTGGCATTTTCCTTGTGTCGAAAATTGCGGCAGGTATTGCGGCCACAATTGCAGCAATCAAAACATTGATTGTTGCGTATAACCTTTTGAAATCATCGGCAATCGTTGCAGGGGTTGCACAGGCTTTTGCACTCAATCCATTGCTGGGTGCTGG